TCCGTCGCAAGCTCAATACAATTAAAGCAGAATTTAAAGATAAAAATGTGTTATTAGTCGATGATTCTATTGTTCGTGGTACAACATCCGAACAAATCGTGAGTATGGCTAGAGCAGCAGGTGCGAAGAAAATTTACTTTGCATCCGCAGCACCAGAAATTCGTTATCCGAATGTTTACGGTATTGATATGCCAACAAAACAAGAACTCATTGCTTATGGCCGTAATGTTGATGAAATTGCGAAATTGATTGGCGTAGATAAATTAGTTTTCCAAGATCTTGAAGCGCTGACAGAATCAGTACGCCAAGAAAACCCAGCCATTCAAGGCTTTGATTGTTCAGTCTTTACTGGCGAATATATCACTGGCGATATCACGCCAGAATACCTTGACAGCATCGCTTCTCAACGTAGTGATTCGGCAAAGAAAAAACGAGAAAAAGATGCAAGCAACCTTGAAATCCATAATGAAGGTTAAGTGCATTTAAGATCGTAAAAAAGCACTAAATTCAATGCAATGTTTGGTGCTTTTTCTTTTTAATTAATGTATAACCGCAACCTTCCTAAAATTACATCTTTAGGTTAATAACAGTGCAAAGGTAACAAATATTCTTATATAATAGTGCTAATTATTGTTAGCACTATTATAGTCAATCATTATGTAACTTTGTAGCATGGAATTGAAGTTTAGCACATACAATGAAAAGGGTGATGTTAGCCGTGTAGATAGTGAGAAAGGCGTTATCTATGGGGTAGCATTGGCTAATATGGGGTTGAACAAGAATGGCTACTACTTCTCGGAGCGGTTCCTTGGTGAGTTGAAAGACTTTGGCAACAAGAAAGGAGAGATAAAGGCTCGGTTTGAGCACCCCTCTTTTACTGGAGGTTCGTTTGGCTCTTTCATTGGAAAGTATAAAAATTTTAATGTAATAGAGGGGCGGTTGATTGGTGACCTGTACCTTGCAGAGATAGCAAGAAAAACAGAGGTAACGGGGAGAGGTATTAGCTTGTTTGACTACGTTATGGGAATGGCTCAGGAGTGTCCTGAGATGTTTGGAAACTCCATATATGTGGAAGCTGATATTGTAGATGAAATCTACAAAGAGGGAGATAAAAAGCTTGTAGGTATGGGGTTGAAACTCATAGATTGGGTAGCCTCCGACTTGGTAGATGACCCAGCGGCCACGAATGGGCTTTTTTTCAATAGACAACCTAATAATAAAAACAAATTGCATATGAATAAAATTGTTAAGGAGCTTTTGGCTTTTATGACAGACTTTAAAAAGAAAGTCAGTGAAGCGAAAGTATTTGATGTAGATTTGACCTTAGCCAATGGTGATATTATCACCGTGGTTACAGAGGGTGAAAGCCCTGCGGTGGGTGATGAAGTGAAGAAGAAGACCTCGGAAGGTCAGAGCGATGAGAGCGCTTTGTCAGACGGGGAATATCTTTTGAAAGATGAAAGTACCCTTGTAGTAGAGGGCGGACGGATTAAGGAAATCCGAGAAAAGCAGGAGGAGACAGAGAAGGTAGATGAGGAGTTTGCCAAGACTGTAACAGAATGCTTGAAGGCGGTAATGGACAAGGTAGAGGGTATCTCTAAGGAGTTTGAGCGAATGAAGAAGACAGGGAGTAGCTTCTCTTCAGAAGAACCAAGGGGTAAAAGTCAGGAGCCTGCCAATGGTAGCAAGAGGCGCTCTTTTGAGGAGTTGAAAGAATTATATGACAAATTGAAGTAAGAAAGGAGGAAAAGAATATGGCAACAGCAATAAAAGACTTTATTAAAGAGCCAGCGAGGGTCAAAGAGTACATCAGGGACGTTAAGAACTTGTTGGAGGATCGCTCGTTGGGATTAGCTGACATAAAAGAGGCTATGACCGTAGTTGAGGGTGTGACTAAAGAGACGGAGTATGGGTATTATGGGGCAACTGAGGGAGTAACTCGCAAGGATACAGGTTGTGGTATGGAACCAGTGCCTTTTAGCATTCCTGTACGTACAGGTTGGTGGGATCCTAAGCCTTTGAGAGTGAATATATCTCAGTGTTATGCTGATTTTGAAAAGACAATCCTGCAATGGTGCAGTGTGAATGGAATTGATAAGCTCCATATAGAAGACGATCAATTCGTTATGTTTATCGCTAAACAGTTGGAAAAGACTATTCATACGGACTTTAACAAGTTTGCTTTCTTTGGAGACACTCAAGCGAGTAATGTGGGTTCGGGTTCAGGGAATGAGTTATTGACCGCAGGGGTGGCAAAGGAGAACTACAACGTATTGAATGGGCTTTTTGCTTCTTTCCAATCGTTTATCACCTCTGATCCAAGTAAGAGGGTAACTATTACAGAGAATGCACAGGCAACCCGTGCTGCTCAGTTAGCATTAGCTCGCGATACAGCTTTCAATGCATGTACGGAGTTGTTGGATAAGGCGGACGGTTTAACTTTTGCCACTGGTTCAGAGCCTATATTTCTAATGACACACTCTATGGCTACCAATCTATCTCGTTACCTCAGAAGTGAGTACAAGAACGAAGACACACTGACTAAGATGGAGAATGGGTATGAGACTATGACCTTTGAAGGCATAAAGGTAGTTACTCATCGTTGGATTGATGAGATTATCAAGAGAGACTTCTCTGATGGTACGAAGTGGCACAATCCTCATCGTATTATTCTTCTTGACAAATCAGAATGTCAATTAGGAGTGGATAGCTTAAGTTCTTTGAGCAACTTGGAAATAGAGTACATAGGCGGTAAAGACGAGCATGTATATATCAAGGCAGCTTACAGAATGGATTTTCAAAGGGTAATGCCAACCACTGGCGCAATGGCGATATAATTAACAAATGAGCCAATTTGTCAATTAGTAATTTGATTGACAAATTGGTAAATTAACAAATTAATAAATTAGAAAATGGCACAATGTATTAATAAGATAGCTAAGGACTTCGGATTTGATTGTGATGACACGATTAAGGGAGTGGAATTGAGCTTGTTGCTCTTTAACCGAGACGATATAGACTTGGCGGCTACTGTGGTAGAAGGCAATCGTATAAAGTCCCTAGTGCTAAAGACAGGAAAGACAGCTTACAAGGTGGAATATGCCAAAGAGAGCCATATATCAGTGAGCACCAAGCCTGAAATATCTGATGATGACTTCAACGGACACAAGCATGCTTTGGTTCTTAATCTGTATGGGAAGAGTCAGGAGGACTACGACCAGATAGATAAGATAGTAGCAGGTGCTTCGGTAGTGGCTGTAGTGCAGAATAAAACCAAATCACTGGAAAATACCTTTGATGTGTATGGTTTCTATATTGGATTGGAAGCTACAGAAGGTGAAGGACGTACGAATGGGGGTGTGTATAAGCTCACATTGGGCACTCCAAACAATCAGAAGGAGCCGAAGACAGCACTTAGATGGTTGGATACTGACTATGCTACTACTAAGGGTAAATTTGACAACAAATTAGCTTAGATAGTGACTAATGATGAGGGACAAATGACTAATAGATGATGACAGATGACTGACTTTACAGAAGAAAGATTAAATAGCTTGTTGAAAGGAGGTTATGCAAAGGCGGTGGGAGAGGATAAAGAGACTTTCATTGCCTTTTATGCTTATCTTTTCAATGATAACGCCCCTTGTGCAAGTTGTCCGCAGAAATTAGCAGGCTACTGGGATAAGTTGGCACGAGAAGGAAAGAGTAGATTTACAACAATTCAAAAAAAAATAGAAGAAATGGCAAGAAACAAAACAAAAAACACAGACAGCACCCTACAAGAGGGCGCATTCAGGCTAAAGAGTGATATACACTCCTTACCGATGGATTTTGGAAGCAGTGAATTTTTCAACAATGACACGCTGACTAATGATGTAGCCTTGAGGTACTTATCTATTAACCCTAATAGAATCGCAAACTTTGAGAAATATCCAAAGGGTTGGGAGCAATTAGTACAGGAGTATGCTAATGCACAACAAGACGGAGAAACAGAGCAGGAAGAAACAGAACAAGGCGGAGAAACAGAGGAAGTAACTCAATAATTAGAGAGCAATGGCAAAGGTTACAGCAGTGGAGCTACATAGAGAGAGTAGAAGAACGGAGAGCAATAAGTACAAAGGCTATCCGTTCTTGGCTAATGGAGAGAAGAACGACTACCCAACAATGATTGAATTGTTGGTAGGTGGTTCTGCTACAGCGAAAGCTTGTGCAGGTGTGATAGCGGACTTTATCTATGGGAAAGGGTTTGCCTTGGAGGCTATGGCTCGTGCTGATGCTAAGCAGCGGCGGGAGCGGTTCAAGAAAGATACGCTGTATATCAATGATAGGATGGAGACACCGAATGACTTATTGAAGAAGGTAGCAAGGAGTATTTCTTATCATAAGGGGGCATTCTTGCATGTGAATTATAATCAGTTGTATCAAAAGACAAGTGTGCAGGTGCTCCCTTATAGCTATTGCCGATTAGGCGCAAAGGACAGCAACAATTACCGAGGAAAGGTACTCATATATAACAATTGGGATAGCTTGCAGGACAAGAAAGAGATAGATAAGCAGGTAACAGCAATAGACATGTATGACCCCCGTCCTGAAGTAATACAGGCACAGGTAGAGCGGGTAGGAGGCTGGGAGAACTACAAGGGGCAGGTGTATTTCTTGAACCTTGATAGAAATGATAGTTATCCTTTGGCTTGGGCTGATGTGGTACTGTTGGATTGTGAGAGTGAGATGTTGTCGGCTAAATACACGAGGAATGGCTTTAAGAAGGGATTCTTTGGGACGTATGCCTTTGTCACCTCCCCTATGAAGAGTGACGAGGAACGGGAGGAGTTCAGGGATAACTTGAGGCGCTCCATAGGAGTGGAAGCGGAGCAGAGTGTATTCCACTTTGAATTAGAAGTCGTAGGTGATAAGCTGGAGGAGCAGGTATTAGTCAAACCTATAGAGAGTAATGTAAAGGCTGATTTGTTTGAATATGCAGACAAGAAGACCGCTAATAACATTAGAAAGACCTATGGAAATATCCCCCCAGTGCTGATTGATTATGTGGAGGGCAAGCTGGGTAATACTTCAGGAGAGAGTCTGAAGGAAGCACGTATATTCATGCAGGAGCAGATGCAAGAGGAACGACAAGACATACAAGAGCTATTTGAGGAGCTGTTTGATAACTTTGTAAGACCTATCTCTAATAATGGGCTTTTTGATATAATGACCAATTACTAATGACAAATGAGAATACTAATAGATAAGGCAAGTGTAAGCAAGTACTTGAGTGTTTCTGCATTCAGGAAGGTAGAAGACTTTGAGAGGTACGCAAGAGAGTCGCAGGTATTTGACCTGAAGTCTTTGGTATGCGAGGACTTTTATCAGGACTTGGTGAGTGAGACACCACAGAGAGATTATGCCTTACTTTTAGACGGTGGTAGCTACACCTACGAGGGGAGAAAGTATGAGTTTGCTGGCTTAAAGGCAGTGCTAGCATACTTTGCTTATGCAAGGTATATCTTTACAGGACATCAGATAGATACCCCTTATGGGGTGAGAGGCAAGGTATATCAGGATGGTGAGGGTGTTAGTCAGTCAGAGCGGAGAGACTTGCGAGGGCTATATGTGCAGAATGCTAATGAATTATGGGAAGATTGCAAGAGATACATTGAGAGGCATAAGCGGCAATTTCCTGAATGGGAACGATGTCAGGAAGGAAAGTGTGGAGAGCAGGATAATAGAGGAAGGGTTAGGATAACACTTATATAGTGACTAATGACAAACTACTAATGATTAATAGTGATGCAATGTATAAGGGGACTAAGTGAAGGGATTAGCTTTGATTGTGGGTATATCCCATTGAAAGGCATCTATAATCAGGTAGTACTGATTAACTTCACAGACATAGATAGAGCAAATATAACAAGAAGTGGTGTGCTCTTACATAACTTTCAACTCAAGAAGGAGAAAAGGGGGTATATAGTAGAGGGATATAAACAGCACTTCACGGGGAGGGAGCGATATACACCTAACAGATACACACATGAATTGGATTTGCGGGTGTATGATTTCTCTAAGAAGCATATGGACTTATTGGAGGAGTTGCAGAGAGGGACTTTTGTGGCAGTAGTGCAGACGAACGAGCATTCATTCAACAAATCTGGGTTTGAGGTGTTAGGCTACGATGCAGGGTTAAAACTCACCAGCCTTACAAGGGACTACAAGGAGAATATGATAAGATTTACATTAGGTAGTGAGGTGAAGGAGGTTAGGGTGTGCTACTATATCAATGATTTAGATTGGGCTACCACAAAGAGAGCATTTGACAGGGCCTTTGCAAGGGATAACACCTTCAGAATATTTGACGATACATTTGACGATACATTTGAATAAACTATGACAGCGATAGACAATATAATCAATCAGATAGAGGGAGAGACACAGAATAGGGGTAATACAAAGACACGAATAGCAGCAGTGCTTAGATTGCTCAGAGATAAGATAGCTAACCTGTTCTCCTCTAAATTGGATAAGGGTACCTATACGGGCAATGCAGGGGATTTATATGAGACTATAGGGAATAAGGTAGACAAAGTGCATGGGAAGATACTCTCATCTAATGACTTCACAAATGAGTTACGTGCCAAGCTGGAGGGGTTGCGGAATGTGGATATATCAGGACTATTACCCAAGGGAGGCTATACAGGGACAGCTCAGAACCTGAAGGAGTTGATAGATAACATCATGCGAATCCTGCAAAGTCCTGATACAGAGCTGGACGAACTGCGTGAGATAGTTGCGTTTATCAAGCAGAATAAACGTACCTTGGACACCTTGGGTATTAGAAATATTGCAGGTTTACAGGATGCTCTAAATGGGAAAGCACCCACAGACCATCATCACGATGATAGATATTCACGATTGAGGCATACACACAGCGAATATGCCTTACGTACGCATAGGCACCGTTGGGATGATATAGATGGGAAGCCTAGTCTGAATTTTGCGCCGCTCAGTCACTCACATAGCTGGAATGAAATTACGGGGAAGCCAAGTATGGACTTTATTCCTACCTCTTGGAATCGTAGGAATAATAAAGAAGTCATAAGGACACAAGTAGATGAATGGTTAAGGATTAATGAGCTTAACAGCCATGCTAATGGTGTGTATTTTGGCACCTCTGTTATAAGAACAGATGGACAAGTACAAGTAGGAGAAGGTGGCGCAGAAGCTATATTATCTAATTTAGGATTACAGTTAAAGAAAAGACTTAGAATCAATGCATGGGCTGGCGGGGATGGAGCTGACATTAAGTGTAAGGGTAATCTGCAAATTGGTTCTTCTTCAGGTATTATTGAGTTTAGAAAGATTCTTGATGATTTAGTTAATTGGAATGGGAATACAACAGTTACTGTTGATATAAATGATGGCGTGATAAAGCTCAATGGTATCAAAACAAATGTGAATCCATCAGCGGAAAAGGTATTTGCGACAAATGGGCAAACTATACATCTGGCAGAGTATATAGGTACAAGTGGTTCCATCTCTTCCAATTGGACAATGGGTGATGCTTGGTATGGTAGGACTATTAATGTAATGGCAAATGCTACTGTTAATGTTTCGACAATGGCAGAGAATAGAAATGTGACATTCCGTAAATGTTTTGCAGGAGGCGCGGTAACATTCAATACTACTGGCAAGCAGGTAGTATATACAGGAGATAACGCCTTCAATGGGGGAGATGGAAGTACAGCAGTAGTTAGTACAGCTGGGGGGAATAAGATGTACATAGATATTCGCAATATATGATGAAAATAATGAACAAACTCAAGGGGAGCGATAAGCTCCTGCATAGTAAGTATGGGAATATGATATTTATAAGCATATTCTTGGTAGCTGTGTTATTCCTATCTGTGGGGAAATCCTTACTTATAACTGCTATTGTCTTAGGCGGGATAGGGCTATGTAAGGAGCTATATGATAAGTATTATAAGGGTACCTATATAGATTGGTGGGACATCGTGGCGAGCTTTGTACCTTATCCAATTATTAAATATATAAACAGATGAATGCAATACAATATTTTGATTGGGGAGGGAGTAAACAAATTCGATATAGAGATGTCATTAATTTTAGGATGACAACTAAATCTATTAAAGAAATAGATACAGGTGATAATAATTATACGTATGATATTCTAAAAAGTATTGAAAACGATAAGATTATTATAAAAGCGAATGAACTTAATAGTAATTTTAAGGGTAGTGGTTGGATTAAGAATTTTTATTTTTTATTTACTTTAGATAATACAGGAAAGAAAGAAGGAATAAGGCTTGAATACGATACTACTTTTTATGATAACTATCAAGAAAAACTGAATTATTTATTGCTGTGGATAAAAGTTCCTGAAACGTTTAGAATAAATATGCAAAATTCAGCCTATGTAAAAGAGACTGAATTTATATTAAAGGCTACAAATTATAAGCCTTACAAATTTAAGATTGTATTTCAAGGTCTTAAATGAATTAGTTAAAGAAATATTATAATGTACATGTGGTATATATAAATGAAAATGACACCAAAAGAATTTATCACAAAATTTCTACCCTATGCGCTGGAGACGGAGCGCAAGACGGGTATATCAGCGCTATTTATATTGGCTCAGTCAGCTTTGGAGACAGGTTGGGGTCAGCATGCGCTAGGGAATATGATGTTTGGCGTGAAAGCTACGGTAAGTACGCCCCCTGAAAAGCGGCAGCTGGTACAAACCACGGAGATCCTCTCCACGGACAAGGAGAAATTTCCCGTGATTATCAGTATAGAAAAGCGCCCTGATGGCAAGTATAAGTACACGGTTAAGGACTGGTTCCGCAAGTATGACACTCCTGAGGAGAGCTTTACAGACCATGCTCGTTTGTTCCTTACGAATAAGCGCTATGCTAAGGCGTTGCAGGTCAAAGCCGACCCGTACAAGTTTGCCGAAGAGGTTGCCAAGGCGGGGTATGCTACGGAGCCAACGTACGCGGAGCGGCTCAAGGGAGTGATTAGGAAGGTGGAGGAGATTATCCCCCTCGCCCCCCCCGCGGGGGGGAGAAAAGGGGGGAGT